GCAGTGATTCAACATCACCTTCAATCACTTCACATGGTACCGTCACACTGTGAAGTCTGTGACCATCCAACGTTATTGCTGTCATAGTTTTGTTGTTTGATACTCTGCAAGCTACCAGTTCCAAGGCTGGTTTTATACCAGCCTTGTCAATGGAAAGCTTACAAACATCCATCAAATACTTTAAATCAGTAGCGTTCATTTCAAGTTTCAAGTCTTATTCACTCCTTTGCTTCCTTGTTTTTATTAAAATGGGATGTCATCATCTGAAACTTCATCAATTACTATTCATTCAGATGATCTTGATTTTCTTGTTCTTCTTGCTGGTTTATCTTCAGCTTTTTTATCTTTTGATTCAGTGGATCCTGAAGCTTCATCATCAGTTTTGGATCTTCTTGAACGTCTTGAAGTCTTTTCTTCTTTGACTTCTTCTTTAGGATCATTTTTTGATTCAGTTTCTTCAACTTTTACTTCTTCAGGTTTATCTTCCTTAACTTCTTCTGTAAAATTTTTTTCTTCTTCAGCATCATCTTTGGTTTTTCTTCTACCACTTCTTGATGACTTTCCATCAGTCTTTGAAGTTTCAGCAGGTTGTTTCTTTTTATTCTTTGCGTTTTGATTGGCTTCTTCAAACACCTTCATGAAATCATCATAATTCAATGGGATAACATGATCTGATACTGTCAAACGTCCACCACCAAAGATGACTTCATTTGATTTGAAGTTCAAGGTTCTATCATCACCATCAGCAATAACCCTTGCCACAATATCAACCATTCCAGCAACTTTGTTGGCTGTCTTTTCCTGGATGTTTGGCTTGATTGATGTAACTTTATCACCTGATTTCTTTGTTAGATCCTTTGAAGTATCTTCATGGCTGATCAGAATGATATTTTCATAGTCCATATTCATCAACTTCTTCATAGTTGAAAGAAATTCAGTTCTGACCATATCCCACGCTTTGAAGCTGTTATCTGATTCATGTTCAATATTCAATTTACCGTACATGTAAACTCTACAATGTTCATACATATCTTCAAGAAGATCCACAATGATTGTCTTGAATTCATTATCCTTCTTTTCAAGTTCTGTGATTGTATCTTTGAATATTCCCCATGCAAGGGTTCTTTTGGTTTGTCTACCTTCAACCTTCACATCATCCCTCATTGCAAGGTATGGTGCATCAACAAACTTGATATTCCCATCAGTATTCAACATTAATGGTTGTGGGAAATCATTGGCAAGTGTGGTTTTCCCACTAAATGGTGAACCGTAAAGCCAAATCACCTTCTTTTCAATTTTTTCAATATTTCTTCTTTCACTACTTGGTAAATTCATATAATCAATTCCTTTCATACAATAGTTTTGGTATTCACACCAGTTACAGAAATAAGTTGGGTTCTTTGGAAACTCTTTGGCTTCCAGGATCGTTTTAACACCTTCATAAAATTCAACTACTTTTGTATAATCAAATTCCACTTTCCTGATGATCACTTCAGATGATTCAAGTTCTTCCATGATCCTTTTTCTGAAGCTAATTAGATCTTCAGTTTTCTTTTGCTTGATGCCCACCTTTGGAACAAACACAAAGTACATGTTCCTGATCTTATAAGGTGTTGTGCTTTCTAAGAAATACTTGTATTCATGCAGCTGTCCTGATTCCATGTATCTGTCAATATTGTTTGAATACTTGAAGTCATACATGTCATAAGATCCATCATCATTTGGTGTTAGTAAGTCCAAGAATGCAATGAAATGTGATGAAGCTACCATCCTTTCATATTGACCTTCAGGAAGCACTTCCCTGACTTTTGGGATTAAGTATTCCAGCTTAATGGATTCATTAATATGAAGATCATTGATCACTGGAAAGCTTTCATAATATTCCTTGATTCCAGCTTCAACACCTTTTTCAATGCCAGTGTGCATTGCTGTTCCAAGGTATAAAGCATTGTCAGCGTTATCAGCTGGAATGGTCTTGATCTTGTCTAAGTACCTTAGCTTGAACTTGTATGGGCAACTGTGATAAGTTTCAACCCTTGAATGACTAAATTGCATCTAATCACCACCTTTCTTTCCAAATGTTCCATACATTGAAGATAATTGAATCTTCTTGGGTTCTTGATTTAATTTGTGTACTAATTCCTTGAATGAATTAAAGTCCTTTGGATAAAGAACTAATCCAATTCCACCAGCCTCTTTGATCTTTTCTATATTCCAAAGCTGCAGTTCTGATGGCTTTCCTCTTGGTGCTTTGACTTCCACACCTAAGAAGTAACCATTGCAGCAGATCAACAGATCAGGGATCCCACTTTTGGTATAAGCAGCACCTGCCCAATATTTCAGAAACCAGCAGCCTTCATCCTTCAAGAACTTCTTAATCTTGTTTTCAAACTGCTTTTCTGATGCCATTACTTCACCGACACTTTCACATAAGCTTTTCTGTTGCTGGTCTTACTGCATTCAGCAGCAATATCAGGATATTTCTTTTTAAGCTTTGGTGAATCAATACTTGTGGATGTACTTGCTGCAACATATGTGATATTTAACACATCACTTTCAAACTTCTTCACACCATGCTTTTCCATTGCTTCCTGAAGCTTTTCCTTCAGTTCCTTTTCTTGATCTTCAAGCTGTTTCTTTTGAACTACAATGTTTGCAATTTCCTTCAGAACTGTGACTTGACCTTCTTGGAATTCTGCCAGTGCAGTTTCTTCTTCACTTGTATTCCCACAATCTTCATGGTTTAGATCACAAGCATCTTCACAACCTTCCCTTTCATCACAACTGAAGCAACACATGTCTTTTCCCTTTGGACAACTACCGTCTAAACATTTAATCATCTTCTTCATTCCTTTCTGTTTTCAAATAAATTTCTTTGATTTGCTTCCCAAATTCCAATGCTTCCCGGTGATCATCAAAGTAAACATCAATGATCTTCCCTTCATATTTATCAACAATCCAATTGGCTGGTCTATCTTGAACCACATATTCTTGACCATCAATCAGAATTACTGATCCAAATTCAAAATCACTTGATGCTGCAACTGATAAATCAGGTTGAAGTTCTTCCATTGAAGCACCATATACAATCCCATCAGGTCTGTTATTTGCCCATTCACCACAACAGATTTCACAAGAACAATAAGCTGTAATGGTGTATTTACCAAGTAATTGAATCAGTGGTTCAGGTTCTACTTCTTGGATCATTACTGGTGCAAGTTTAGGTTCTTGAACTTTAGGTGTAAAAAAATATGAATGATGGTGATGTACTTCTTCAACTGTTTCAATTGGTTCAGGTTTCAATAAAAGTGCTGTAACAGATGAAGATAAAACACCCATGATCACCAAGCTAATAATCCAAGTCATTATGAATTTTTTAGGGTTTACCCTCATACTCTTTGAATAATTCATCTGTGTAACCCTTCCTTAGTTCTAAAGTTTTTAAAATATCTTCTTCAACGGATCCAGCTGCCATCATAATGTAATAAAAACAATGTTGATTCTGCCCAATCCTGTGAACACGTTTCTTGCTCTGTTCAAATAGTTCTGATGACTGTGGAAGCGTGAAATATATTACCTTGTTTGCTTTCTGAAGGTTCAACCCCATTGCACCAGCTTGATATTGAACAAAGGTCACACTGTCATCATTTTGATTATAAGCTTCCAGGTCTTTGATGGATCCATTTATAATGCTTATTGGTCTATCACCACAAATTTCTGAAAGTGCTGCAACTTCATTATTAAAATTATAAAAGACAACCAATCTATCTTCAGTGGATTCCAGCAGATCCTTGAAGGCATCCAGCTTGTTTTGATTGTAGTGACCACAAAGCATTCTTGCATATAATCTTTTGGTCAATGTGGTGTCACCCACCAGTTCATTCCCATCAATGGTGATGATTCTATTACGCATAAATTTCTTATATTCCTTGCTTGTACCAACCATGATGTTATTGAAAATCTGATCAGGTAGATCAAACACTTCTTCTGACTTCATGAATACTGCACCATGTTTCCTAAGCTTCATCTTCAGTCTATCAACATTCTTGTAACCAATAACATCCTTCCTGAAGAAATCACCATCTTCAACCCATTCAGTTTCAACATACTGCTTCCAGTAAAGTTCTTTTGAGATCTTCCAACCAAGAAGCTGAAGTTGCGAATACAAGTTTTCATACTTTCCAGCAGTTGGTGTTCCTGATAGCAAGATCACATTGTCAGGTTCCATTTTAAGCACGAATTTTGACCGTTTAGCAGTTTCATTTTGGATCATGGAACTTTCATCCAGCATCAGTGAAAAGTCCTTGATGTGAAGCAGCTGCTTCCGTCTGAATGCCAATTCATAGTTGATGATCCCAATATATTGACATGGATCTTGATTTTCCTGAAGGTATGATTGACCAGTTATATCATCAATCATTTCAACTGGATCACCTTCTTTGGATATTTGGATGAACCGTTCAAGATCCTTCTTTAATGTTAGATCATAAACTTCAACCAAATATGGATGTTCAGCATAATGATCATTGAAGTGCTGGATCCAGTCCTGAATCTTTGACTTCTGACAGATCAACAGATTCAATCTACTTCTAAACTGCATCATCTTTTCAGATCCAACATAAGTCTTTCCTAAACCCATATCCAAGTAATATGCTACCCGGGTTTGCTCTTTGGTGTCATCCAGTGCTTTCTGTTGATGTGGATATAATTGCATTTACTCACCAGCCTTTCCCGGAAGATCAGTGATTTCCATGGGATTGGTTAAATCCTTACCTTCATACTTTTCCAGGAATTCAAGTAACGCTGTTCTTCTAATCTTGTAACTTCCAAGTTTCAATACTGGAATCAAACCAGCTTTTATTAACTCATATACATAAGCTGGATTGGTCTTAATTAACTTTGCCACCTCAGCTACTGTATAAAGTACATCTTCCATGATTTCACCTTCCTTTCCAAAAAGTTTAAGAAGCTAAGCTTTAAGGGTTAAAAAATAAGCTGGTATTTCTTCAGCAGGTATATTCAAAACTTCAGCTGCTTTGGATATTTCCTTCTGTGACCATTCAACCTTGTTATTCAACTTAGCTGAAAGTGTAGTTGTTGACATACCCATTGCAGAAGCAAATGCTTCCTGTGTGCTGAAAACTTCCCTAATCCTTCCCCTTAGCTTGCTATAATCAAAACCCATACTTAACACCATCCTTTCTATTCAATCTCATTTACACTGAAGCTGACATCAGCATCAAAACCAAGCTTTTCACCAACTGCTTCCCTAATAACCCCTTCAAGGTCACCCTTGAATTGATCATTAAGATCTTCTTCAATTATTGATACAATAAATTGTCTTTCCAACCCATTCACCACCTTTAAACTCTTATTCCTGTAATTTGAAGGAATTTTTCAGCATTAAAGTTTGGAATGCTTTTGATAATATTCTTTTCACTATTATTTAATGATTCCCACCAATTAATAAAAGCTTTATCATTATTACAAACCTTTAAATAACCACCTGTTGTTTCAAATTCAGGATGTGAAGCTTTTTCTTCATCAGTCATACTATCTGACCAAATCCATCTTGTTGATTCAAATGGAATTCTGCAAAGAATATTATATGCTCTACTGTTTCTCCATTCTCTAAAAGTCATATTTGTTTCTTGGTCAAACAATCTTATTTTATGTTCTTCAGTGCAGAAGCATCCAGTTTCATGGTCAGTAATATTAAAGTCACCAGTGCAAAAGTCTCCTTGATTCCGATTACCGCTGTTCCAATTACCGCTGTTCGAATGACCGCTGTTCGAATTACCGCTGTTCGAATGACCGCTGTTCCGATTACCGCTGTTCCAATTACCGCTGTTCGAATTACCGCTGTTCCAATGACCGCTGTTCCGATTACCGCTGTTCCAATTACCGCTGTTCCGATTACCGCTGTTCCAATGACCGCTGTTCCAATTACCGCTGTTCGAATCACCGCTGTTCGAATCACCGCTGTTCCGATTACCGCTGTTCGAATGACCGCTGTTCCAATGACCTGAATTTCCTTTTCCTAAATTTACAATGGTCAATAATTCTTCCCATGGTATTTCTCTTACAATGTGAAGTTTATTTGTGCTGCATTTGTCACCTTCTTCTGCAAGTTCACCCAGGGCAATAACTTCTGCAACCTTATTGTTTGGGTCAAATCTGTAATAGTTGAAACAGTCCTTTGC